TCGGGGCTGCACCACCGGCTCCGGCTGCAGCGGCCGCCGTACACGCGCCCAATCCGGTGGCGATGTCAGCCGACGCAGTTCGCATTGAAGCAGCAGAAGTTGCACAGGTCTGCGCGCAGGCGGCCCGCCTCGGAGTGACCATTGACGCCGCCGACGCGGTCAAGCGCGGGTTGAAGCCCGAAGCCCTTCGCGCCCGCGTCCTGGCCGATTTGGCCGCCCGCAGCGATGCCGCTGGCATCATCGCCACCGCCCCGGCTGCGGCGGCCGCAAAAGACAGCCCGATCATCGCAGCTGCCAAAAAGGCTGCAACCGACGCCAAACGCTGATCCAGCGCCCACTTCCCTCACCCAAAAAATGGAGACTGACCAATGCCCGTCCTGACGGAACAGCCCAGCATGGGCGATGTCCTCAAATATGAGGTCAACCCGAACTACACCCGCGAAGTCATCACCCTGTTGATCGGCATGCCCTATCCGGTTGGCTCGGTCCTCGGGCGCATCACAGCCAGCGGCAAATACAAGCTGGCCACCAGCGGTGGCGCGGACGGTGCGCAAACCGCCACGGCTGTCTTGCTCTATGCCGTCGACGCCACGCTAGCCGACGCCACTGGCATCGTGATCGCGCGCGGTCCCTCAATCGTGTCGCGCGCAGGCCTCGCCTATGACGCCACCGTCGATGACGCCGCAAAGATCATCACCAAGATCGGCCAGCTGGCTGCCGTCGGCATCATTGCTCGCGACGGCGTCTGACGCCCACCGGCGCGGCGCATCCACATCCATCCCTCTTTCCCCCGGAGCACCCCATGACCCTTGTCCGCAATCCCTTTGACGCTGGCGGCTATTCGCTGGCCGAAATGACGCAGGCCATCAATATCCTGCCCAACCTCTACACCCGCCTTGGCCAGATCGGCCTGTTTCGCTTCGAGGGCGTCAGCCAGCGCTCGGTGATCATCGAGCAATATGAGGGCGTGCTGAACTTGCTGCCCTCCGTCCCGCTGGGCGGCCCCGCCACCGTCGGCACGCGGGAAGGCCGTTCGATGCGGTCCTTCGCGCTGCCGTGGATCCCGCATGATGATGTGATCTTGCCCGGTGATATCCAAGGCCAACCGGCGCTGGGCGTGTTTGACGGGGCCGACCCGCTGGTCGAGGTGATGAACCGCAAGTTGCAGCTGATGCGGCGCAAGCACGCCCAGACCCGCGAATACATGGAAATGAACGCGCTGCGCGGCATCGTCAAAGACGGGGCTGGGACGACGCTCTACAACTACTTCACCGAGTTTGGTCTCGCGCAAATCTCGGTGGACTTCGTGCTGGGCACGGCTGGCACCAATGTTCAGGGCAAGGTGCGCGAAGTCCTGCGCGCCATGGAAGACAACCTGCTGGGCGAAAGCATGAACGACGTGCATGCCCTCGTCAGCCGGGAATTCTTCGACAAGCTGATCGCGCATCCCAAGACCGAAGAGGCGTACAAGTTCTATGCCGCCACAGGCGCGCAGCCCCTGCGCCAAGATGTGCGGCGCAACTTCCCCTTCGCGGGCATCGTGTTCGAGGAGTATTCGGGCACGGTGACACTTTCCACCAAAGCCACCGAACGGCTGGTGCCCGCCAGCGAGGGTATCGCCTTCCCGTTGGGCACCATGGACACCTTCACCACCTTCGGCGGCCCAGCCAACCTGCTGGAGGCGGCCAATACAATGGGCCTGCCACTCTATGCGCGCCAGCATCTCGACGAGAAGGGCCGCTGGATCGATCTCATGACGGAGGCCTCGATCCTGCCGGTCAACAAGCGGCCGCGTATCGCGATCCGCATCCACACCTCGAACTGACAGGCTTGCCATGAACGTCTTTGCCGCCGCCATGGACCGCATCTATGCCAATCCGTCCATGGCGGTGGCGGCCCTGTGGATTTCTGCAACCACGTCAGAGGAAACGCCAATCCGTGTCATCCGCCGCGCCCCGGACCGCGTCACCGAATTCGGTGCGGCACGATTTGTCAGCGACACCATGATGGTGGATGTGCGCGTCTACGACCTAGCCAACCCCCGTCCCGGCGACTTGATCGTGGTCGGGGCCGACAGCTTTACGATCCAAGGCGAACCTGTCCGCGACCGCGAACGTCTGATCTGGTCGCTGGACCTGCGGCCAACATGAGGCTCAGGATCGAGATCAATCCCGACATCGCCGCATTGATGCAGGCCGAAATCGCCGCCGGTGAAAAGGCGGTGTCAGCCGCCATGCGCGAAGCTGGCGCCGGTCTCAAATCCGCTTGGCGCAGCCAGATCACCGGCGCTGGGCTGGGCGCCCGACTTGGTAACAGCATCCGCCTCGCCAGTTTCCCCAAATCTGGCGACAGCCTGAATGCGGCGGCGTTGGTCTGGTCGAACGCGCCGGTGATCATCGGCGCGCATGACACCGGGCCACTGATCCGGTCCAGGAATGGGTTCTGGCTTGCGATCCCAACTGCGGCCGCTGGCAAAAGCAGCAAGGGTGGACGGATCACCCCCGGCGAATGGGAGCGCCGCACCGGCCTGCGCCTGCGGTTCATCTATCGCCGAAGGGGCCCAAGCCTGCTGGTTGCCGAGGGGCGGTTGAATTCGAAGGGTCGTGCGGTCGCGTCCAAGTCCAAGACCGGACGCGGCGTGGCAACCGTGCCGATCTTCCTGTTGGTGCCACAGGTGAAGTTGCGCAAACGGCTCGATCTGGCGCGGGATGCGGAGCGGGCGGTGGATGGCGTGCCGGGCCTGATCGTGGCGAGCTGGGTGGAGGGACAACTGGGCTGACGTCTGCAATGCGGGCGAAGCTGCCGTCGGGAATTTCTAGTTCAATGGCTTCTCGCGGCCCTTTTAAGACTGTCGCGACGATTGTCATGCATGCGCCTCTGAGGGCTTTTGATCTGAATTTGGTCGTTTGAATGTCTGGTCTGACGCTACATTGGACGATCTCTTTGGTCATACCATTTTCAATTTACTGTAAGATTGTTATTTCTTTGGATCTTACAATTTCTGGAAATCTGTTTTGTAGATGTTTATCAGTGGCCTCACACAAGCACATTAAGCGAGAATAATGAAAACAGCGCAGATTTGATGGGTTAGACTTTTTGCTTATTGCGAAAATGTACCGCCAGTCTTCGTAGCTGCCTGAGTAGTGGGCAAGCACTTCCATCAGATTTGTTGGCCTTTTGTCGTTCGGGAGATCTTCATCGCTTAGCCTTAACAAGATTTCCCCACGATCTAGTTTTTCATATTTTACTTTGAAATTTTCATTATAAATATCAATTATAGAATCTCTGTCAGAGCGCGGTATGTTGTTAAAGATAGTGTCCAGTTTATGCCCGAAGGGAGGCAGTTTGTCCCCGCAGGCAACGCATGCTGACTTCAGGTACAATTCAGTCGCAAAAGCTAGATTGCTCGCGCAAAATATTATTTCATGGACTGGGGGAATTTCACCGCATTCAGTTGGCCATTCTGAGAATATTCTTTGCACTGTGACAGCATTGTATCTGGCCGAAGATACGGCGATTGCCCAATTCCATTCTCCTATTGATCCCATTTCGTATATCCAACTCATAATTTAATGGATTTGAACCTTTCAAGTAACTCGGGCCCGAAGCTACGTCAATCGTTGCTGACGTTCCCGCTAGGGGCGGGCGTAAGGAATGTCAGCCTACCTTATCAAGTTTCCAAGGGCTAACAGCACCTAATCAACGCTCGCCGGACCGATAGCTTTGCAAAGCTCGCTTACTGCGCTGCCGTTCAGGCGCAGCTCCCTCACTCTGGGCGCGAAGCATCCGTCGGTGAAGCCATAAGTCTTGGAATAACATATGCCAACTGCCCGCGAAACCATCCTCGCCGCACTTCACGCGCGCCTGCAACCGTTTGCCGCCCTTGTCCTGCGTGATGAAGTCCTGCCCGAGCGGATCCCACCTGCGGGACTGATCATCCTGCGCGATGGCCAGCCGGGCGAGCCGGAGGTGACGCTGTCGCCGCTGCGCTACCACTACCAGCACCGCGCCGAACTGGAAGTGGTCGTCCAGGCAACGAATGGCCGCGCCAGCGCCTTCGACAGCCTGATCGCTGCCATCGGCACGGCTCTGGAAACCGACCGCACGCTCGGCGGCCTCTGCGACTGGGTCGAACCCGAAGCCCCAGCCTCTGTCGATCTGCCCGTTGAGGGCGCTGCGGCGCTCAAAGCGGCGGTGATTACCGTCGTCCTGCATTACACCACCACCGGCCCGCTGGCCTGACACCCCACCATAAAGGAGACACCCATGGCACGTGCGCAAGGCGCGCGGGCGCAAATGGCGCTTGCATATGAGACAGTTTACGGCACCCCGCCGCTCAGTGGTTTCACCAAGATGCCCTTCGCCAGCACTTCGCTGGGATCGGAGCAGCCGCTTTTGAACAGCGAATTGCTCGGCTATGGCCGCGACCCTCTCGCCCCGATCAAGGACGCGGTGACGGCCGATGGCGATGTCATGGTGCCGATCGACGCCGAGGCCTTCGGGTTCTGGCTGAAGGCGGCCTTCGGTGATCCGATCACCTCTGGCGTTGGCCCCTATACCCATGAGTTCCGCTCGGGCAGCTGGACCCTGCCATCAATGTCGATCGAGACCGGCATGCCCGAGGTGCCGCGCTTTGCGATGTATTCGGGTTGCGTTCTGGACCAGTTAACCTGGCAGGTGCAGCGCTCCGGCCTTTTGACCGCAACCGCACGGTTGGTGGCGCAAGGCGAGACCATCGCCACTTTGAGCGGCGCGGGCACGCCTGCTGAACTGGGCCTGAAGCGGTTCGGACATTTCAACGGCGCGATCAGCCGCAATGGCAGCGCCCTCGGCAATGTCGTCTCCGCCGAAATCACCTATGCCAACAACCTCGACCGGATCGAGACCATCCGCAGCGATGGAAAGATCGACGGGGCAGACCCGTCCATCGCAGCGCTGACCGGCCGGATTGAGGTTCGCTTTGCCGACAGTACGCTGGTGACGCAGGCGATCAACGGCGATCCGTGCGAGATCAGCTTCGCCTACGTCCTGCCCTCTGGCGAAAGCTTCTCCTTCACCGTTCACGCCGTCTACCTGCCGCGCCCCCGGATCGAGATTTCCGGGCCGCAGGGCGTGCAGGCCACCTTTGACTGGCAAGCGGCGAAAGCTACCAGCCCCGCCCGCATGTGCACTGCAACCCTTATCAACGATATCGAGGCATACTGATGATCCGTCTGAACCTGACCGCCACGCCGCAATGGCTGGACCTCGCCCCCGGCTTGCGCCTGCTGGTGAGCCCCCTGACCACCGCGCTTATGGTTTCGGCCCGAGCCGATCCGGCCATCGAAGCCATGCCCGAAGGTGCCACCCAAGAGGAACTGGCCCTTGCGATGGCAAAGGCCGTCGCTCGCAGGGCTATCCTGGATTGGGAAGGTGTCGGCGATGACGCAGGCAACATCGTGCCCGTCACCCCCGAGGGCATCGACGCCCTGCTGGAAATCTGGCCGGTGTTCGAGGCGTTCCAGACCCAATATGTCGCCAAGGGCCTGATCCTGGACGCGGAAAAAAACGTCTCCGCGCCCTTGCCGAGTGGTCCTTCGGCGGCGGCGATCGGTACTGTGCGGCATGCCCGGGGCCGTGCCGGGACTGCCCCGCAAGACTGAACCAGCCGCAAACGATGGACGGCTGGCAGGTCTGGGATCTGGTCGGCCGCCTTGGTGGGCAACTACGTGTGATCCCCGGCGCTGTGCTGGGCTGGGACATGGGCGCGGCTCTCGCCATGGCCCGGGCTCTCGGGATCGACCCCCTGATCGCCGCCGAACTGCTGCCCGAGATCGAGGCCGTGATGGTGCGCAAACTGAACGAACAGATGGAAGGAAGCCACGATGGCTGAGAAACGGGTCTCTGTCCGCCTCGTGGCAGAAGGCGGTCGCCAAGTCCGCGCCGAGTTGGAAGGCGTCGGCGAGGCAGGCGCGCGCGGGTTCGGGCGACTGTCGCGCGAGATGGACATTGCGAATGCGCGCGTTGCCGCATTTGCCCGCCGCGCCACGCTTGCCGCAGCGGCTGCCACTGCGGCGCTGGCGGCGGCGGGGGTCGCGATGATCCGCTCCGGCCTGCAGACCGTCGATGCGCAGGCCAAGATGGCACAATCGCTTGGCACGACGGTCGCCAGCCTTCAGGTGCTGGAGCGCGCGGGCGATCTGGCGGGCGTGTCGATGGGTCAGGTCGAGCAGGCCACCGTGCAGCTGACGCGGCGGCTGAGCCAGGCGGCCGCCGGAACCGGACCCGCGGTCGATGCCTTGGACCGCCTGCACCTCTCGGCCGAGGAGTTGCAGCGCCTGCCGCTCGATGCGCGCATCGCGGCCATTCAGGAGGCGCTGGGCCAATTTGTTCCTGAGGCCGAACGCGCGGCGGTGGCCTCGCAGCTCTTCGGCGACCGCGCGGCACTGGTGTTCACCCGGATCGACACGGCGACACTGCGCCAGGCGACCGAGGATGTGCTTGCCTTCGGCGTCGTTGTCTCCGAGCAGGACGCAGACCAGATCGAACGCACCAATGACGCGATTTCACGGTTGGGCCTGATCTGGCGCGGGCTGTCGAACCAGCTGGCGGTCGCCGCCGCACCAGCGTTAGAAGCGGTGGCCAACGCCATGGCGGCGATTGCCAGCCGCACCGGGCCACTGGGTACCGCGATCAAGGCGCTCTTTGACAACCTCGGACGGCTGACGACCTATGCCGCGACGTTCGCGGGCATCATGGCCGGGCGCTGGGTGGCGAGTATGGCGGTGGCTGCCCTCTCGGTGCGCGGGTTGGCCACCGCTCTGGTCTTCTTGCGCGGTGCGCTGATCCGCACCGGGATCGGGGCGCTGATCGTCGGCGCTGGCGAGCTGGTCTATCAGTTCACCCGGCTCGTCGAACGGGTCGGCGGCGTTGGAGAGGCGTTCCGGCTGCTTGGCGATCTGGCCAAGGAGATCTGGTCGCGGATGGGGCTGGCGCTCAATGGTGCATTAGCGCGCATGGCGGCGGGTTGGGAGGGGCTGAAGGCGGCCGGGCTTTCCGCACTTGAGGGCACCATCGCTGGGGTTGTCAGCTTCGGCGACCGGACGGCGGCCATCTTCCAGGGTGCCTATGATGCAGCCGTGGCGATCTGGGGCAGTCTGCCCGGTGCCATCGGTGACTTTGCCTTTCAGGCCGCAAACGGTCTGATCTCCGGCGTCGAGGCGATGCTGAACGGTGTCGTCACCCGCATCAACATTTTCATCAACGGCTTAAATGCTGCACTGGCGCTGCTGCCGGAATGGGCAACGGGTGAAGGTGGGGTCCGGATCGGCACGCTGGATCCGGTGGACCTGGCGCGGATCGGCAATCCGTTCGAGGGTGCGGCGACCGCAGCGGGTGCAGCCGCAGCCGATGCCTTCTCCGCCGCGCTGTCGCACACCTATCTGGAACCGCCTGACCTCGGTCTTGGCACAATGGCCGATGACGCCCGCGCCCGCGCCGACGGCTATCGCGAGGCTGCAGGTATGCTGGCGGATGCCGCCGGTCGACCGTTGGCCAGCTGGCAAGCCCTGCGCGACGCCATGACCGGCAGCGGGGCGGAGGCTGAATCCGCACTGGCCGATGCTGCGGTCTCTGCGGACGCGCTCGGGCTGGAATTGGACGAGACTGCCGCCGCTGCCGGTGGTGCAGGAGCCGCCGCACGCGCTGCCGGGGCGGCAGCAGCCGAGGGCGCAGAACAGGCCGCAACCGGCTGGGGCGCAGTCACCGCAGCGCTTGCCGACTATGCCGCCAAGGCCCGCGACATTGGTGGCGATATCGGCCAGACACTGGTCGGCGCGTTCCAGAGCGCCGAGAACGCGGTGGCCACATTTGTGAAAACCGGCAAACTCGACTTCCGCGACCTCGTCACATCAATGATCGCCGATCTGGCGAAACTGGCCGCGCGGCGCTTCATCCTTGGGCCTATAGCCGATGCCCTCTCGGGCGCGCTGGGCGGTGCGGGTGGGTTGTTCGCCGACATCCTGCACGCGGGCGGCACGGTCGGATCGCCCGGACCGGGCCGCATGGTTCCGGCGCTGGCCTTCGCAGGCGCACCACGTATGCATTCCGGCGGCTGGGCAGGCATCAAACCCGACGAGGTTCCGGCAATCCTGCAACGGGGTGAGCGCGTCCTGTCGCGCCGGGAGGCGGCTGGCTATGGCCAAGGGCAGAGCGCCGCGCCGAATATCTCTGTCACAATCAACGCGCGTGACGCCGAAAGCTTCCGGCAATCCCGCACGCAGGTGGCGGCCGACATCGCCCGCGCTGTATCCCTCGGTCGGAGGGGTATGTGATGGCATTTCATGAGGTCAGGTTTCCCGACAACATCAGCCGTGGCGCGCGCGGCGGGCCAGAACGGCGCACCCAGATCGTAGAGCTGGCAAGCGGCGACGAGGAGCGCAACGCCAGCTGGGCCAACAGCCGTCGCCGCTATGATGTCGCCTACGGCATTCGGCGTGCAGATGATCTGGCGGCGGTCGTCGCCTTCTTCGAGGCACGTAATGGCCGTCTGCACGGGTTTCGCTACAAGGATTGGGCGGATTACAAATCCAGTCTGCCGTCGCAGCAGGTGGCGCCCACCGACCAGCCCATCGGCACCGGCAATGGTGCCGTCACTACGTTTGCGCTCCTGAAACGCTATACCTCCGGCGCACAAAGCTGGACCCGCGCCATCGCCAAACCGGTCGCAGGCACAGTCCGCATTGCCCTGAACGGTGTCGAGCAGATGTCGGGCTGGAGCGTCGACACCACTACCGGCAGCGTGACCTTCACCGCCGCACCGGGCGCGGGCGTCGCAATCACCGCAGGCTTCGAATTCGATGTGCCAGTCCGCTTCGATACCGACACGCTGGACGTGACCCTCGATGTTGAACGGCTGGGATCAATCACATCCATCCCGCTGCTGGAGATCCGCAGATGAAATCGCTCTCCCCTGCACTGCAGGCGCATCTGGACGATGGCACAACCACCTTGTCCTGGTGCTGGCGGATTTCGCGGACGGACGGCGTGGCGCTCGGCTTCACCGATCATGATCGCGCCCTCAGTTTCGATGGCACCGAGTTTGAGCCCGAAAGCGGGTTTGCGGCCTCGGAAATCCGCTCGGGCTCCGATCTTGCCGTCGATGCGCAGGATGCGAGCGGCGTGCTGACCTCGGATCGGATCACCGAGACTGACATTCTCGACGGGCGCTGGGACAATGCTGCGGTGGAGCTGTGGCGGGTGAACTGGGCCGACACCAGCCAGCGCGTGCTGCTGCGCCGGGGTGCTGTCGGGCAAATCCGGCGCGGTCGCATGGCTTTTGTGGCCGAGGTGCGCTCGCTCGCACACGTGCTGGGCCAGACGGTGGGGCGGACGTTTCAGGCGGGGTGTGATGCCCGATTGGGCGATGCGCGCTGCGACATTGATCTGGAAAACGCTGTCTACAAGGGCACCGGCGTCGTCACTGACCTGTTGCGCGACCGGGCGTTCATGGCGTCTGGTTTGCCCGGTTTTGACGCAGGATGGTTCACATCCGGCACAATCACTTGGACCAGCGGTGCCAATGCCGGTCGGATTACCGAGGTTTTGGCGCATGGCCTGACCGATGCCATCTCGACCCTGACCCTCTTGGAAGCCCCGGTGCGCGCCATCGCCGAGGGGGACAGCTTCATCGCGCGGGCGGGCTGCGACAAGCGAATCGCCACCTGTGGGGCGAAGTTCGTCAACACCGTCAACTTTCGCGGCTTCCCCAACATCCCGGGGCAGGATGCAGTTCTGCGCTATGCCAGCCAAGACGGCGGTCACGAAGGTGGCGTGTTGTGATGACTGCTGATCCCGTCCTCGTTGTCGCAACAGCGCGGTTATGGCTGGGCACACCCTATCACGACCAAGCCAGCCTGCGCGGGGTGGGTTGTGATTGCCTCGGCCTCGCGCGCGGCGTCTGGCGCGAGGTTGTAGGAGACGAGCCGTTTCCGATCCCGCCCTACAGTCGGGATTGGGGCGAAACCGGGCCGCACGAGGTGCTGGCGAACGGTGCCGCATCGATGTTGATCCCGATTGCAATGAGTGATGTCGGTCCCGGCGCGCTGGTCCTGTTCCGCATGGCCCCACGCGCCATTGCAAAGCATGTCGGGATCCTGACCGCGCCCGACCGCTTCATTCATGCCTATGAACGGCTGGGCGTCGTCGAGGAAATCCTGACCCCGACATGGGCGCGCAAGATCGCCTTCGCCTTCCTGTTCCCACGCTCCAGCAACATCTGAGATTTTCACATGGCAACTCTTGTTCTTGGCGCCGTCGGCTCCGCAATCGGTGCTGGCTTCGGCGGTGCCATCCTCGGCTTTTCCGGCGCAGCCATCGGTGGATTTATCGGCTCGACCATCGGGTCGGTTGTCGACAGTTGGATTGTATCGTCCCTCGCCCCCGCCCAGCGGATCGAGGGCGCGCGCCTCGACAGCCTGCGCATCACCTCCTCGACCGAAGGGGCGGTCATCCCGCGCCTGTTCGGTCGGATGCGCATCGGCGGCAACATCGTCTGGGCCACCGATTTTCGCGAAGAGGTCAACACCACCAGTCAGGGCGGCGGCAAGGGCAGCGGGCCGAAGGTCACGACCACCGAGTATCTCTACTATGCGTCTTTTGCCGTCGCTTTGTGCGAGGGAGAAATCACCGGCATCGGCCGCGTCTGGGCCGACGGCAAGGCGATGGATATGACCGGCGTCACCTGGCGCTGGTATCCGGGCAACGAGGCGCAAAGCCCCGATCCCTTTATTGCAGCCAAGATGGGCGCGTCCAACACCCCCGCCTATCGCGGCACTGCCTATGTTGTGTTTGAGGAACTGAACCTCAGTGGTTTCGGCAATCGCCTGCCGCAGATCAGTTTTGAGGTGTTCCGGCCCCTCGCCGATGCCGACACTGCTGAAGGTCTGGTCAAAGCGGTGACGCTGATCCCGGCCTCTGGCGAGTTCAGCTATGCGACCGTGCCGGTCAAGAAATCCACTGGTGCCGGTGGCACCACCGTTGCCGAGAACCTGAATGCCATTTCCGATACCGCCGATATCGTTGTGGCGCTGGATCGTTTGCAATCGATGGCACCGGCGGTGGAAAGTGTGTCGCTGGTGGTTGCCTGGTTCGGCGATGATCTGCGGGCAGGCAATTGCAAGGTCCGCCCCGGCGTCGAGGTTGCGGCCAAGACGACGACGCCCTCGTCCTGGTCGGTAAATGGCGTCAGTCGCGCCAGTGCCTTTCTGGTCAGCCGGGATGCCGAAGATCGCCCTGTCTATGGCGGAACACCGGCGGATTTCGCAGTGGTGCAGGCGATCAAGGAAATGAAGGCGCGTGGCCTGCGGGTGACCTTCTATCCGTTCCTGCTGATGGATGTACCGCCCGGAAATACCAAACCCAATCCATATAGCGCCAATGCCGCCGGGGTGGGCCAGCCGACTTTTCCCTGGCGCGGGCGCATCACTTGTTCCCCGGCGGCGGGTTACGCCGGGTCCGTGGACAAAACTGCCTCGGCCGCGACGCAGGTTACCGCGCTGTTCGGTACCGCTACGCCCGCGAACTTTGCGGTTTCCGGCGAAAGCGTCAGCTGGACGGGCCTAGTGGGCGAATGGTCGTTGCGCCGGATGATCCTGCATTATGCGCATCTGTGCAAAGCAGCTGGTGGCGTCGACGCCTTTCTGATTGGGTCAGAAATGCCCGGACTCACAACCATCCGCTCGGGTGCCAGCACCTATCCCGCCGTCACCTCATTTAAGAGCCTCGCGGCCGATGTCCGGTCCATTCTCGGCGCTGGGCCCAAGATCGGCTACGCATCTGACTGGTCGGAATATTTTGGCCACCATCCAAGCGACGGTTCGGGAGATGTCTTCTTCCACCTCGACCCGCTCTGGTCGGATGCCAACATCGATTTCGTCGGCATCGACAACTACATGCCGCTGTCGGATTGGCGCGACGGGTTTGATCATACCGATGCCACGCTGGCCCCGGCAATCTATGATCGGATCTATCTGCAATCAAATATCGACGGTGGCGAGGGGTATGACTGGTTCTATGCCAGCCCGGCTGACCGAACGGCACAAAACCGCACGCCGATCACAGATGGCGCTGCAGGCAAGCCATGGGTGTTTCGCTTCAAGGATCTGCGGGCTTGGTGGCAAAACTCGCATTTCAACCGACCCGGTGGCGTGGAGAGCGGGACCGCCACCGCTTGGGTGCCGCAATCAAAACCGATCTGGTTCACAGAACTGGGCTGCCCGGCCATAGATCGTGGCACCAATCAGCCGAACGTATTTTTCGACCCGAAGTCCTCAGAAAGCTTCACACCATACTTTTCACGCGGCTGGCGCGACGATGCGATTCAGCGCGCCTATCTGGAAGCGACCTATCTGTTCTGGTCAGCATCGGCCAACAACCCGGTGTCAGGCGTAACCGGCGCGCGGATGGTCAACGTGCCGGAATGTGCCGCCTGGACCTGGGATGCGCGGCCCTATCCATTCTTTCCCGAACTCACAAATGTCTGGACCGACGGCCCAAATTGGCGGCGCGGCCACTGGCTGACAGGACGGCTGGGTGCGGTGTCGTTGGCCGCCCTTGTGAGGCACCTTTGCCTGCGCGCCGGGATGCCGGAGAGCCGCATCGATGTTTCCGGGCTCTGGGGTGCCGTCGAGGGTTATGTGATTTCCGCACTGGAAGCCCCGCGTGCCTCGATCAGCACCTTGGCCCGCCATTTCGGCTTTGATGCGGTCGAGAGCGAAGGCCGCATCCGCTTCCTGATGCGCGGCCGGATCGCCATTGCCACGATCACGCCCGACAGCATGGTGGCCCCCGCCTCGGCACAGGGCGATGTGATGGAACTGACCCGCGCGCAGGAAACCGAACTGCCGCAGGCGCTGAAATGGCAGGTTGCCCGCGCGGATGAGGATTATGACGCGGCGCAAGTCGAGGCCCGGCGCATCACTGTCGACACCACACGCATCGCGTCCGAGGCGTTCCCAATGGCGGTGCCGCCCGAAGAGGCCGAACGCCGTTGCCGTCGTGCGCTGATGGAGGCATGGGTTGGACGCGAAAGTGCCGTGTTCCGCCTGCCGCCCTCGCGGTTGGCACTGGACCCTTGTGACGTGATCCTGCTTGATCATGATGGCCGCCTGACAGAAATGCGGCTGGTCTCGATTGCAGACTCGGACCTCCGCAGCATCGATGCTGTGCGTCAGGACCGTGCCGTTTATGATCTGCCGCCCGGCGATCCACGCCCTGCCTCACTCTCGACGCCGACCGTATTCGGCACGCCCGATGTAATCCTGCTTGACCTGCCACAACTGCGCGAGGATCAACCTGCGCATCGCCCACTCGTTGCCGCCCATGCCAAGCCTTGGCCGGGCGAAATCGCTGTTTATCGCAGCGCCGCGACGGATGGGTTTGACCTGCTGACAACATTTGGCACTCGCGCCCGCATGGGTGTGTTGGCTGCGGACTTCTTTTCCGGACCAGTGTCGCGCTTCGATCTTGGTAATGCGCTGGTCATCGATCTGTTCTCAGGCACGCTGGAGAGTGTCACCGACATTGCCTTGCTGGGCGGGGCCAATGCGCTGGCGGTAGAAACTGGTCTCGGGCAATGGGAAATCGTCCAAGCGGGCGCGGCAGAACTGATTGCGCCAGGACGATATCGCCTGACCCGGCTGCTGCGTGGCCAACGCGGAACCGAAGGGGCTGTTGTCAGCATCGTCCCGACCGGCGCGCGGGTTGTCGTGCTGGACACCACGCTGGCCTCACTACCGATTTCTGAGGCCGATCTCGGTCTGCCTTGGAACTGGCGCATCGGCCCGGCCTCACGCCCGGTCAGCGATGAAACCTTTGTCGCGGCCACATTCACGCCGGAGGGCGCTGGGCTGCGGCCCTTCTCGGGGTGCCATGTTCCACAGCCATGGCGAACAGCGCGCAGCCCGGGCGACTTGACGATCCGCTGGAC